AGGCGTGAGTGTGGCTGGCATGTCATGCCGAACACGGCGCTTAGCGGTGTGATTTAACACTCGTGGTGGTTCGGTGATTCGTTTGCCCGCGCGTCATGTGACGAGCATCGAATCATTGACCGACCGTGATGGCAACAAAGCTGGCTTACGCCTATGACCCTGAGACTGGTCTTGTGGAGTCATTGTCTGGCGGTTTCCCCGCTGGGATCGCGGCCATCCGCTACGAGATTCACGCGGGCTATGATGACGCGCCGGACGTGCAGTCGGTGCTTATCAGTGCCGCGAAGCGTGCCGGCATGAGTCCGGTCGGGCTCGTCACCTCGCAGTCCACTAACGGCTCCAGCGCGAGTTTCGACGTGGTGTCGCTCATGCAGGAGGAGAAGGACAAGCTCAAACCCTACCGGCTTGGAGGCTTGCCATGAGCCTGCTTGACGACCTACATGCCGGTGGCGGCTGGCATATGCCGGGCGCGACCAAGTGGCGGCGCTTGCGTGCGAGGAAGGTCATGGACCGGTATTCGGGCGAGTTGACTGGTGAGGATTGGGAGCACCCGGACGTGCTGGAATTCCATGGTTCGCTGTCGAGTTCCAGCAGTATGAGGACTCCTGATGCTTTGCGTGAGGAGACCACGAGCACGGCATATCTCACTGCTCCTGACCCGTCTTTGGATGTGATGCCGGGTGATCGTATCAGGGCGATGCCGGATGATGGACGCTGTTGGGAGGTGTCCGGCTATCCGTCGCGTGATGCCAATGCTTTCACTTCGTGGCAGCCGACGATTGAGATTCCATTGAGCGAGTACAGGGGGTGATGGTCTTGGGTGTGATGGTCAAATTCAACGACAAGTATTTTGACGAGCTGATGAATTCGGCTGGCGTCAAGGCCATGACCCGCAGGGCCGCCGAGAAGACGCTCGAATATGCGAAGGCTCACGCTCCAGTGGACACCGGCGCATACCGTGACGGCTTGCAGATCGAGGAGGTCAAGCATGCGCACCGCACCACATGCATGGTGGTCGGCACCGATCCGAAGACCCTGCTCGTGGAGTCGCGGACCGGCAATCTCCGCAAGGCGCTCAAGGCGGGCAAGTCATGACGGCGGTGCTGCCACCGGATCTCGAAGCATGGCTGTGCGACTACCTGCGCGGCCAACTGAAGCCCTCTCTCGGCACGATTCGCGTGGCCAATCGAGAGCCGGACGATTACGACGGCACGTATCCTCTCGTGGTCGTGCGTGACGATGGCGGCAGCCAGTCCAATCGCGTGCTCTTCGACCGCAGCATTGGCATTACCGTGCGTTACGGCTCACGTTCCGCTTCGGGTCCTTGTCGTGATTTGGCGGCTCGAATCTACGGCCTGCTCACCGACCCTGAGATTTGCTCGCTTGATGGTTCGCCGATCGCGGCAGTCGAGGAGGACGGGTGCAATGGCCCGTATTTCGTGGCCGAGGATGCGAACATCGCAAGATGCTATCTGACCGTGGAATTCTCCGCTATTGGAGAATTCCAATAATTCAATAATTCTTAATTTTTAGGCGTTGAAACGTTTGTTTCAGCGCCTTTTTGTTTGAAAGGACAAAATATGGCAGCTGATTCAGCAGGTAATGACCTTAGCGCCGCGAAGATCGTGGTGACAAGCGCCTTCCGGTTCGCACCTTATGATGCGACGCAGAAGCTGACCGCTGATCTCATCGCGCCGACCGTGGCCGACGTGAAGACCGGTTTGGACAAGATTTTCACCAAGGGCGGTTTCGTCGGCCTTATCACCGAGGATGGCGCGCCGCAGGACAGCCGTGACGCCGACGATGCGATCAAATTCCACCAGCCTGGATATTCGATCAATGGCAAGGCGTCGCTGACCGCGCAGTTCACGGTGGCCGAGGATAACGACATCACCCGTCAGATGACCATCGGCAAGCCGGACGCGAGCGGCGTGTATCACGTGACCGACGTGATTCAGGACGGCAAGTGGTTCTGCTATCAGGAGACGGTGTTCAAGAATGGCACGCATCGCCGTCGTCTTGGTGTCGTGAATCTGACTGGCAACGAGCAGGGTCAGGATACGGCCGGCAAGAACACCGGTGACGCTTGGACCATCGAATGGATTCAGGATGACGCCTGCGATTCCGGCGCCTCGAAGTACCTGCAGTCCTTCGTGATGCCGAAGGCTTCGTCCGATTCTCATGCAACCGATCATCAGGCTGATGATTCCGAGTCTCAGCCGGTCACCGACTGACATTGATTCTTCCCTGCACATGTTTCTTTCTTCCTTTCTTCGCATGTGCTGGGATTCTTCCTCTTCATCCAGTGGAGTAAAGGAATTTTTCATAGTCGTTTGAAAGAAGGAAGAAATGACCAAGAACGTGATGCCCTCCGCCGCCGATTTCGACGCCTGGACTCAGGAGGACGAGGAGAAGGCGCTTGAAGCGTCGGCCGAGCGGATGAAGGTGAAGCACCTCATCAAGGACGGCAGCGTATGGTTCCTCGCACCGCACGGCCACATTTACAAGCTGCCTCTGAATCTCAGCATCGATGATTTCGTGCGCCTGTCCGACCTGCAGTCCAACACGGAGCAGATCCAGACGTTGAAGGAGATTCTCGCGGCTTTCGCTGGCGAGGATGCGGCCAAGGAGCTGGCGAAGGAACCGGCAATGGTCCCATTCAACATTTTGAACGATTACGGCGAGGTTTTGGCGAAGATCCAGGGCGTCGAATTGGGAAAATCGTCGGCTTCTGCCAGCTCCTCCAAGGAGACGCCGGCAGTCGAATAAGGGCCGATTTCGCGGCTCGCGGGTGGAGTCTGCAGGCCGATTTGGGCGGCAGACTCCGCTACGCGGATGCCATCGCCTTGTGGGAGAACCTTTCGGCCGATCCGAGCACTTACACCGGTATGACTGCGGTGCATATGGTGCTGCCGATGGATGCGACGGCTATCATCACCGCGATTCAGGCGGGCGGCACGTCGATTCTGGGCGATCTCGCGCCGGAAAATGCGGGGGAGCGGCACGTTGAAGTGACCGATGAGGAGCGTCGTGCGGCGTTGGAGTCGATGAGCAGCATCTTCGGCTTCAAAAAAAGTGAATAGAGGAGGCTGTCATGGCTGGTGGTAGCGAGCTTGGCTCAGCGCATGTGAGCATTTTCCCGCAGATGAAGGGCTTCCGCCAGAATGTGGCCAAGGAGACCGGCAAGGCCGTCTCCGACATGAAAAACTCCTTTTCCAAGGGTTTCAATGGTGCGCAGCAGGGCAAGCGGATCGGCAGTGCTTTCAAAAGCGGCTTTAACAGTGGTGCCGCTGAATTGAATTCCGAGGCTTTGAAGTCCTTCAAAAAGGATGTGGCGCAAGCCTCGCAGAAGAATACGGACGCCTTGCTGAAATTCAAGTCGGCTGGCGTGCAGGTGCAGGCCGCACAGGAGAAACTGAACGCTGCCACGCAGAAATATGGCGCGGACAGCACGCAGGCTCAGGCTGCGGCCATCAAACTCGAACAAGCTCAAATCAAACAGAAGACGGCGGCTGACAATCTCAAGGCGGCGTCCGACAACCTCAAGACGGCGCAAGGACGGCTCAAGGACCTCGAAACGCAATTGGCGGCCGAATCCGACAAGTCCAAGAATGCGTTCAGCCGTATGGCTTCCGGCTTCACCTCAACGGCACAGCAGATCGTCGGCAAGATTCCAAGCGTGAACGCGGCGGTGCAGAAGATCAGTTCGACGGCTGGCGAGGTCACGTCCAACATCAAAAGCAAGTTCTCGGCCGCTTGGGACGTGCTGCCGGAGGGTGCGCGTAATGCCGCCGCCAAGGCTGGCAGCGCGTTGCATTCCGGCTTGAGCAAGGCTTCCGGTTTCGCTTCGAAGGCCGTGAGCGGTATCGGCAAGGCGGCTAAGGGCATGGCCACCGTCGTGTCCGGCGCCGCTGCCGCCGCTGGCGGATATCTGGCGAATTTCGGCAAGCAGGCCGTCGCTGCGGCCCTCAAGGCCGGTGAGGTGACCGCGAAATTCCAGCAGGTCGCCAAAAACAATAACTGGAGTGATGAAGAGCAAAAGTCGCTGCTCAGCCTGAATAAGACGCTTGGACAGACTGGCGTCATATCCGGTGGCACCTTGAAGGCCGCTCAGGCACAGCTCGGCACCTTCGCGCTGACGGCGGATCAGGTCAAGACTTTGACGCCCGCCCTGGCGGACATGATCGCCACCAACAAGGGCTATAACGCGACGGCTCAGGATGGCGTGCAGATCGCTAACCTGCTTGGCAAGGTCATGACCGGCAGCGCCACGGCACTGTCGAAATATGGCGTGACGATGACCGACGCGCAGAAGAAGGTCTTGCAGGAGGGTAGCGCGTCCGAGAAGGCCGCTATGGCCGCGCAGGTCTTGGAGGCTAATTTCGGCGGCATCAACAAGGCTCTCGCGGAGACTCCGCAGGGCAAGATGACCATCCTACAGCATGAAATCGCCGGTTTGAAGACTTCGGTCGGCAATGATCTCATCCAGGCTTTCGGCGGTGTCGGCGGCGCGGTCATCAAAATGGTGCAGGCCGTCGAACCACTCATCACAGCTTTCTTCGACAAGGTGGCCGCACTGGCGCAGAAGATCGGCCCGCCACTGGAGAAAGTGTTCGGTGGTATCGCCGACAAGATCAGCAAAATCAATTTCAGCGGCTTCACGGGCCAATTGTCTGGATTGTCCGGCCCTATCGCCGCTGTGACCGGCTTGCTGGGTGCGGCTGGTCTTGGTGGCGCGTTGAGCGGCTTGAGTGGCGTGCCGGTGATTGGCGGATTGCTGTCGAAGTTCGGTGGCGTCCTGTCTGGTCTTGGCGGGCCTATCACGCTGGTGATTGGCGCTCTGGCCGGCCTTATCGCCACGAGCCCGCAATTGCGCAGCGAATTCGGCACGATGCTGCAGAACGTTTTCGTCAGCTTGCAGCAGGCATTCCAAATGCTTCAGCCGTCGATTCAGACGCTCATGACGGCTTTGAGTCAATTGGCGGCAGCTGTCATGCCGGTAATCACCAATCTCGTCGGCCAGATAATCCCGCTGCTGACACCGATAATCTCCACGCTTGTGGGTGCTTTGGTGCCGGCCATTCAGGGCATTCTGACCGTGGTGACCACCGTCATTCAGGCGATAACTCCGGCTATCCAAGGAGTCCAGCCGGTTGTCACGGCGGTAGTCGCAGCCACCACGGCTGTGATTCAGGCGCTCATGCCGGTCATCTCGCAGATCAGCAGTCTCATCACTGACGTGGTGGCTGCCATCACGCCGGTGATTCAGGGCCTTGAGCCTTTGGTCACGACTGTGGTGCAGGCGATTACCAGCGTGATTCAGGCTTTGGTGCCGGTGATTCAAGCTCTCGCACCATTGGTGTCCACCATCATTTCCGCGATCGTCGGCTTTATCAGCTCGACATTGCTGCCGACCATTCAAGCGATGCTGCCTTTCATCCAGGGCATCATCGGCGGCATCACGATGGTGGTCAAGGGCATCGTCAATGTGATTCAGGGTGTCATCAATCTGGTGACCGGCCTTATTAATGGCAATTGGCGGCAGGCTTGGAACGGCTTTAGTCAAATTGTGCATGGTGTTGTGCAAGGCGTGCTCGGCTTTTTGGGTGGCATTGGCAGTGCGATTATCGGCATCTTCGCTGGTGCTGGCACGTGGCTGTGGAACGCAGGCAGTGCGATCGTCAATGGTCTGCTCAATGGTCTGAGGGCGGCTTTCGGCAAAGTTAAGAGCTTTGTGAGTGGCATCGGCGATTGGATCGTCAAACATAAGGGCCCTTTGAGCTACGACAAGGTGATGCTCAAGCCTGCTGGTCTGGCCATCATGCAGGGCTTTGACAAGAGCCTTAAGGCTGGCTGGAAGGACGTGCAGAAGACCGTGAATGGTATGAATGCTCAGATCAATGGCGGTTTCGAGGTGGATGCGTCGAAGTCTGGTCGTGCGAATGTCAGCAATGGCGGTGGCGGTGCCACGTATGTCACGCAGACGTTCAATTATCCGGCGATCGCGCCCACGTCGATTTCGACGCAGCAGAAATTGCAGACGGCGGCAATGCCGCAATGGTGACAAGTGGAAAGGGTGGTAGTCGATGATTCTCACGGATTATCTCATCGAAGGTCAGAATCTGACCGGGGGCAATGCGAGTCTGATTGTCGGCACCACCCATTTCACGAGCATCAGCCCGCGCATTAATTCCGTGACCGTGAATGGTCGGAATGGTGTGATGCTTCCTGCTGGTCCGGTGGCTTTCGATGCGCCAGAAATCACGCTGAAATTCATCACCAATGGCCCTGACTCCGACGTGCTGATGCATCGCTTCTATAGGCTCTGCCGTTTGGCTTCCAAGCTGACGCGCGTGGAGCGTGACACGGTGTCCGGTTGGACTCGGCGCATGACCGCCAGCGCGGTGTGCACGTCCTGTCAGCCGGACGGTGACGAGATTCCGTGGGATGACCACCGCGCGGCCACTGCAGTATTTCAACTGCCGGATGTTTTTTGGCAGGGGGAGCAGTGGCAGGAGCGCACCTTGGACGCGACTGGCGGGCGTCTCATGGCCGGTAGTGTCGCCAAGCCCAGTGCCAAGGGTTATTGGACACGGTGGGCTGGATTGCCGAACGCCTCGCCCTCGCAGCTTTTCGACACCATCCCAGAGGGCTGGCTTTCCAATGCGCCAAT